ACTGGGAACAATGGGCTGACCCAATGATCCACGCTATCATTGATGATGTTGGTATGCTAGAGAAGATGAAACTGGCAGACATGTCGGCCCTTGATGGTGCTATTTCTAACATTAGACTGTGGACACTTGGAGACTTTGAGCACAAAATTCTTCCTACTAAGGAGGGTATTGATAGACTGCGTAACATCCTGGCAAATAACCAGGGCGGAGGCACTATGGAGCTTGTGTGGGGTCCAGAGTTAAAGTTTACCGAATCTAATACAGAAGTCCACAAGTTCTTGGGCTCAGAGAAGTACAATTCAGTATGGAACTCTATCTATGCTGGACTAGGAGTGCCCCCTACTCTTACTGGTATGTCTGGCAATGGTGGCGGCTTTACTAACAACTTTATTTCTCTTAAAACGCTAGTAGAACGACTACAATATGGGCGAGACTTGTTAATCAAGTTCTGGCAAGCACAAGTAGAGAAAGTTCGTAAGGCGATGGGCTTTAGATACGCTCCAGAGGTTGTATTTGACCAAATGAGCCTTTCTGACGAGGCTGCTGAGAAGAATCTTCTTATTCAACTAGCTGACCGTAATATCATCAGTGATGAGACTCTACTGGAGAGATTCAAAGAGACTCCTACTGTTGAAAGAGTACGTCTAAAGAGGGAAATTGCAGCAAGAGAGGGCGATGGTATGCCTGATAAGGCCGGTCCATTCCACAATGCTCGACATGTTCAAGAGCTTGAAAAGATGGGTAAACAGAAGGAATTCGACGATGACACCATGAAGAAAACAACCAAGGAAGAAAAGGAGAAGCTCAAGTTTCAGTATGAGAATGAGCCCAAACCTCCTGCTCCTGCGGCTGGTCCTGGTGGAAGCAAAAAGCCCGGTGGTGCTAAGAAACTAACACCCAAGGGCAATGGAAAGCCAAACGGCAGACCTAAGAATTCTAAGGATAGTGCCCCTAGAAAACAAAGACAGGCTAAGCCTAAGTCTAAGCCGGGTGTGGCAGAGCTAATCCGTTGGTCAGAAGAGGCTTGGGACAATAGTTCCGAAGTTTTGACTAAAGCATTCTTGGGTGCAAACGAAAAGAAAACAGTACGACAATTAACCAAGGCTCAAGTTAAGCAACTTGAGAACCTAAAGGTTGAAGTATTCACAAATCTGGAGCCTATGGAGCCAGTAGGAAAGAAAGAGGTTTATGCCGTTATTTCTGGGGGTAAACGAGTTCCTCAGGATCTAGCAGAGGCCTTTCAGGAGCACGACATTTCAATAGACACTATGCCCGTAGAAGCATTCCGTAGGAGTGTTATTGGTCACTATGTTGAATCATTTTGGCTCAGCTAAAAACCCATAAAACGAACAATTTTAACATTTTTGTGTATACTTTATTTAGAGGTAACTAATGAAGATTTTCGATAGAGAGAAGCGAGACGGGATTGAAGAGATCGTTAGATCTCAAGCATCCATTCAATACCAGAGTGTTGCAAAGTTGGTTGAGAATCCATATTCAGAACTTAACTTAAAGAACATCTCTGCCGCTATTGCGTCGGCGAATCAAGGTCAGATTGACCTTCACTACCTCAGTACCGTCCTAGTTTCGACTGGATGGAACAAAAACGATGACGTGTTTTTACCAGACCAAGTTTGGGCTGCTAGGAACACACCAGAAGACAAGCCATTCAATCACATGCACGATGAGACAGATATCATCGGGCACATTACGGGCTCACACCTTGTTGACCTTAAAGGTAACGCTATTTCTAGCGAAACACAAGAGGCTCCTAGTGAGTTTGAGATTATTACCGAGTCTGTTCTTTATAAGCACTGGAACGATGCAGAGCTTCAAAAGAGAATGGACAGTATCATTGCCGAAATTGGTGAAGACGCTTGGTATGTCTCGATGGAATGTTTATTCTCAGGATTCAACTATGCTTTGCTTTCTCCAGAGGGTGAACACATCCTACTACAGAGAAACGAATCGACTGCTTCTTTAACGAAGCACTTGAGAGCATACGGCGGAGTAGGAGAGTACCAAGGCTACAAGGTTGGTCGGGCACTTAGCGATATCGCTTTCTCAGGAAAGGGACTTGTTAGTCAGCCAGCTAATCCGCGTAGCGTTATTCTGAAATCAATAGCTTTCGAGCTAAGCGAAACAGATTTTACCGATGACGACATATTCACTAAGGGAGAGAACCAAATGAGTGATGTTTTAGAAAAAACAGTTGCTAAACTTGAGAAGGAATTGGCTAGTGCCAATGAGAAGTTCGAGAAAGCAGCTAAGGACGCCGAAGCAGCAAAGGCGAAAGAAGTTGAGTCAATTATCAGTGATAAGGACGCAGCTATTGCCAACCTGAATGAGAAGTTTGAAACAGTTTCTAAGGAAATTGAGACTTTGAAGGCTGAATTAGCTAAGAAGACAGAAGAGCTTGCCGCTGCACAAGAGCAAGTACAAGCCGCTGAGAAGGCACAGAAGACTACAGCACGAGTTGCTAAGTTGGTTTCTGCTGGTTTCACAGAAGAAGAGGCTAGTGCCGAAGTTGCTGACTACTCAGAAATGAGTGACGAAGGCTTCGACAAGATCGTTGCTAAGTTTGAGAAGTTCAAAAAGAAGGGCGACGAAGACAAGGACGACGACAAGAAGAAGAAGGACGCAGAAGCGGCCAAAGACGACGAAGATGCTAAGGCTAAGAAAGAAGCCGAAGCTAAGAAAGAAAAGGAAGGTAGCGAAGCTACTGCCGACACTTTTGACAGCACTAAGGCTGACGAAGACGTTGTCAATCCCGTCGAAGTTGACGAAATGGAAGCAACGAGAGCTAGTGTGTCCAACTGGATGACTAAGATGCTCGACGTTGAAGACAAAGACACAAACAGCAAGTAACCCACGGAGAAAAGACAATGGCTCTAAAACCAGACAGATATGAAGCACGTACAGACATTAGTTTCTACTACAATGCTGGCGTTGCAGAAAGAGGCGGCATCCTATGTTACGGACCAACTACAGGTTCAGGTGCGGCAATGGATCAAGGCGTAAACCTTGTTCAATACGAAGCGGCAGTTTCAACAAGTAAGCCAGTCGGCATCCTGTTGAATGATGTTGTTAACAAGAACTTAGTCAGAGAACACCTGAACGTCTACAGAGACGAAATTCAACTTGGTGGTAAGGTTACTGTCCTACGTGGCGGTTACATTGTTACCAATATGATTGACGCTGTTGGTGTTGCTGGCGGGGAAGTAGCTTATGCTAGTACCGTGAACGCTGGCAACTTGACAAACTCTGGCGACCCTACTCACGCCGTTGGTGAGTTCATGACTGCCAAGGACGAAGACGGCTACGCTAAAGTAGAAGTCAACCTACCACGAAACTAACCAACAGGAGAACATGAGAAATGGCTAAATTTGAAAAACCTGATGCAGCAACTATTAAGTTGCTTGCTGACACAGGTCACGAAGACTATAACGTTGCTGTTGCTGCTCAAAGAGAGTTCGCTAAGGCATTTGAAACCCCACTAAGAAAGGTTATCCTAAGTGGTGACATTCTTGATGGTATTTATTCACCTATTCCATTGGAGAAGGGAGACGTTGCGGAATACCCAACTGACCTTATTGCTCCTGGCATGGAAGGCGAGCATGTGGCTTACACCAGTCCTGCTCACGGTAGAATTCCTGAGAAGACCCTGGAAAGTGATTACATCTCGATCCCAACCTATCACATTGCATCGTCAATTGACTGGTTGCTAAAGATCTCTCAAGAAGCTAAGTGGGACGTTACCCAACGTGCTATGGAAATCTTCAAGAACGGTTTCGTTAAGAAGATGAATGACGACGGTTGGCACACGTTGCTAGCTGCTGGCGTTGACCGTAACATTTTGGTTTACGACGCTGACGCTACCGAAGGTATGTTCACCAAGAGATTAGTTTCTCTAATGCAAACCACAATGCGTAGAAACGCTGGTGGTAACAGTGCATCGGGTGGACGTGGTCGTTTGACCGACCTTTACGTTTCGCCAGAAGCTCTGGAAGACGTAAGAAACTGGGGAATGGACCAAGTTGACGAAGTAACACGTAGAGAAATCTACATTGCTTCTGAGAATGGTGCCCCTATCACTCGAATCTTCGGCGTGAACATTCACGACCTGGACGAGTTGGGCGAAGGTCAAGAGTACCAAGAGTACTACCACAACCAGCTTGGTGGCAAGGTACAAGAGGATGACAGAGAGTTGGTTATTGGTCTTGACAGAAGCACCAACGACTCGTTTGTTATGCCTATGAAGGGCGAAGTACAAGTCTTTGAAGATCCTACGCTTCACAGATCGTACAGAGTCGGTTACTACGGTTGGGTTGACGCCGGTTTCGGGGTATTGGATAATCGCCGGATCATTCTCGGCAGTTTCTAACTCAATAAATTT